ATGGATGATCATGCGTTAGCTGATTTAGATATCAGCGTATTGCTTCTTAAGTACGATGATGAGTACTGTAGAGAAGTATCAAAAATGAAGTACCAACAAGAGCTGGACTTTATAGTACAATATGAACCGCGTAATCAGTTTATAACAAATTTAGCATTAGATCAAGAAGGCAATACTCTTATTCTTTTTAATTACGTTGAGAAGCATGGTAAACCATTACATGAAATGCTTAAAACAAAATTAGAAGGTATGAATACTAGGAAGAAAGTGTACTATGTATCTGGTGAGACTGACGTAGAGACTAGAGAAGCTATACGAGCAATAACAGAAGAATCAGATGGAGCGATCATAGTTGCCTCGGTAGGCACTTTCTCGACAGGTATAAATATTCGTAGATTGCATAACATTATATTTGCAAGTCCATCTAAATCTCAAGTTCGTGTTTTACAGAGTATTGGACGTGGTTTACGGAAATCTGATGATGGTCGTGATACTCAGGTATTTGATATAGCTGATGATCTACATTGGAAATCGACAAAGAACTATACACTTAAACATGCAGGGAAACGCATTCAGATATATACTACGGAACAGTTCAAATATAAGATTTTTGAGATTAAAATATGAACGAAGTAGATATTAGACATTTTAAGCTGATTAGCTGTGAAGAGATCATATGTCACGTAGTAAGTGATAACGATGGCAATTATATGATTGAAAGACCATACACTTTAATACCTAAAATGAACGCAGAGAACGAGTTAGAGTATTCATTAGAAGAATGGTTTGGATTTGGTAGTGGTAAGCTTTTTACGATACCAAGAGAATCAGTAATTTGTCACTGTGAAGTTGACGAGAACGTTAAGAATACTTACTTAGGATACTCTGTAGAATATGGTAAACATAAGAGTACATTAGTAAATAATAGTCGTACAGAGTATGATGCTTTAAGTACGTGCTCAGCTAACGATACGGTGCATTGATAAATAATATTGTCGCTGCATAACATATGATACTACAGTAACCTATACTCTTGCAGCTACGCTGCAATACAGCTATGCTGTATGTACTGATATATGTAACTACTGTATCCGGTATTACATCCATCTACCACCACCATTCCCTCCTTCAAGATAAAGCATGATAGGTTCAATACTAACTGATCATGGACATAATCAATCAGTATTAAGATCAAGAAATCTATTATAACATAGTTACCCTCCTTTGTAAACGTTTATTTTCACTTATTTTCATTAACTTTATGTAATACTAACAATCATTACACCGAAAACGCAAAACGGCTATCGGTCAAATTAATTCACCACATTTCACTCTTTTTGTTTACATTTCCGTACCAGTATGATATAATATACATTAATTCAATATATAGTGAAAACTAAAATATGGGCGATAAACTTAAACCACGTGAAAAACCACATTACGTCAACAACAGAGATTTCTCTTATGCTGTTGTAGATTACGTAGCTTCAATGAATGATGCGATATCAAAAGGTGAAGAAGCCCCAGTCGTAACTCGATACATTGCTGAATGTTTTCTTAAGATCTCTAATGGTCTATCACATAAGCCAAACTTTATACGATACACTTACAAAGAAGAAATGGTTATGGATGGTGTTGAAAACTGTCTAAAGGCTATTGGTAACTACAATATAGAAGCAGCTACTCGTACAGGTAAGCCTAATGCATTTGCTTACTTTACTCAGATATGCTATTTCGCGTTTATTCGTCGAATCACTAAAGAGAAGAAGCAGTCTGATCTAAAGTGGGAATATATTGATCAAGTCGGCATTGACAAGTTTATTGAATATAGTGAAATGGGTGAAGATATGGATAATGACACCCAAGCATATATCGATATTCTGAAAGAAAGAATTAGTGCAATACGAGCAAATGATACAATCATTAAAGACTATGCAGATTCTAAGAAGGGTAAGCCACCAGCTAAGAAGATGCGTTTAGAAGAGTTTATGAGTTTTGACGATTTTGATGACTTAGATGACTTAGATGAATCTGAGGATTTTGGACTTAAACGAGACTAAATCATGAAAGTAGCTATTATTTCTGATACACATTGTGGTGCACGTAATTCAAGCGATATATTCCTTGATTACCAAGAGCAATTTTATAGTGAGATCTTCTTTCCGTATTTGAAAGAAAATAATATCACTAACATCTTGCATCTAGGTGACTATTACGAGCATCGCAAATTTGTTAATTTTAAAGCATTGAATCATAACCGTAAAGTATTCTTAGAGCCATTACGTGATAATGGTATCTCTATGGATATTATTCCTGGTAACCATGATGTGTTTTACAAGAATACTAATGACTTATGTGCACTTAAAGAACTGCTTGGTCATTTTAAGAACAATGTAAACATCATCATGAAGCCAACAGTCTTAGATTACGATGGTCTAAGCGTTGCTGCTGTTCCGTGGATTAATAACGAGAACTATAAAGAATACACTGACTTTATAAAGAAATGTAAAGCACCATTTCTTGGAGCTCATTTAGAGCTTATGGGTTTTGACTTATATCCTGGTATGCCGAATCCTCATGGCATGACTACAGAGATATTTAAACGATTTGAGACTGTAATGTCAGGTCACTTTCATACTAAGTCGAGCAATGGTAACATTCACTATCTCGGTGCTCAGATGGAGTTTACTTGGAATGATGTCGATGATCCTAAGTACTTTCACGTACTTGATACTGAGACTCGTGTAGTTACTCCAGTACTAAACCCAATTACTATATTTAAAAAGTTCTATTGGGATGACGTAAACAATGATTATAGCAAAGTAGATCTTACTCAGTTTGATCACAAGTTTGTTAAACTAATTGTAGTAAATAAGAAAGACCTATATGGTTTTGATAAGTTTGTTGATGGTATCCAGTCTCGTCCAATACACGAGCTTAAGATTGCTGAGAACTTTGAAGAATATGCAGGCGAAAATATACAAGATAACAAGGTTTCATTAGAAGATACAAAAGAGCTATTAGATACATATGTCGATGCTGTGTCGACTGACTTAGATAGCGATAGTTTAAAGGCTAAACTTAGAGAGCTTTATACTGAAGCTCAAAACTTAGAACTAGTATAGGTAACTTAAATTGATTATCTTTAAATCTGTTAAATGGCGCAACTTTCTGTCTACTGGTGATAAGTTTACCACCGTTAGATTAGACAAATCTCCTACAACTTTAATCGTAGGCCAAAACGGTGCAGGTAAATCGACACTACTAGACGCTTTGTCGTTTGGTTTGTTTGGTAAACCTCACCGCGACATTAAGAAAGATCAATTAGTTAACTCTATCAATAAGAAACGATGTGAAGTTGAAGTAGAATTCCACGTTGGTAATGTTGACTTTAGAATCTATCGTTCAATTAAACCAGGCAAGTTTGAAATCTACCAAGCTGGACAGTTAGTTAATCAGTCGTCTAGCGTTAAAGATTACCAAAAGTATTTAGAACAAAATATCCTTAAGTTAAACCATAAGTCATTCCACCAAGTTGTTGTATTGGGATCTAGTTCGTTTATTCCCTTTATGGCATTACGTGCTGGTGAAAGACGTGAAGTTATTGAAGATCTATTAGATATTAATATATTCACTAAGATGAAAGGTTTACTTAAAGAACGACAAACTCGTACTAACGAACAAATTCAATCATTAACACATCAGATTGAACTATTGAATACTAAAATCGATGCTCAGAAGAAGTATATCACAAACATTGAGTTGATGAATGCAGATCAAATCGATCAAAAACAAGAGAATATTGAATCTAGCAGAACAGAAATTGAAGTACTTATTTCTGAATCCACAAAACTTGGTGAGAATTTAGATGAGTTGCTTGCTTCAGAAGAATCTAATCTTAACAGCAATCAGATAAAGGTAGCTGAATTAAATACGTTTGACAATCAGTTTAACAAGAAGGCAAAGGACTTAGTTAAACAAAGTAGATTCTACGAAGAAAATAATGAATGTCCAACATGTGATCAAGAAATATGCCAAGATACTAAACACTCTAAGGTTTCTGAGATCAAAGATTCAGCTCAAGAGATTCAATTAGCTAAGCAAGGATTAACAAAGGAGCTAAATAAGCTTACAAATCTTAATGGTACTATTCAGTTTAAGTTAGCTAAACTTAAAGAATCTCAATCATTAATTTTAGCTAATAACCAAAAAGTATCCCTTCTTCAAGAACAGATTGGTCGTACACAAGAAGAGATTTCTATTTTATCTAATCAGTCTGACGATATGTCAGAAGCTCAAGGCGACTATGATGAACTACGTAGCGACAAGAACGATACACTCGAACGCAAGCTTAAACAGCTAGAAGATAGAGCTTATAATGATGCTTTGGCCGAGATGCTTAAAGATACTGGTATTAAGACTAAAGTTATTAAGCAATATTTGCCTGTTATGAATCAATTGGTTAATCAATATCTACAAGTATTAGACTTCTTCGTTGCATTTAACTTAGATGAAAGCTTTAACGAAACAATCAAATCTCGACACAGAGATATGTTTAACTATTCATCTTTCTCTGAAGGTGAGAAACAACGTATCGATCTATCTCTATTATTTACTTGGAGAAAGATTGCTCAGATGAAGAACAGTGCTAACACAAACCTTCTTATTCTAGATGAGACGTTTGACTCTAGTCTAGATGTTGAAGGTGTTGAGAATCTAACCAAAATCTTAGCTACTCTCGAAGATGGTTCTAACGTGTTCATTATATCACATAAAGGCGATATATTAGAGAACAAGTTCAGATCTAAAATTGAGTTTGTTAAGGATCAAAACTTCTCTAGACTTAAGTGATCCTGATATTCACGCCTGGTCAAAGCAATATGTATACTCAAATCAAATACTCCGGTGCACAGGCGTGCACATCTGGTAAATATCTAACCGATTCAATAACATATACACTAAAATGAGTGAAATATGTCACCCTGGTCACCATATTTGACAATATATCATACAATTACTCACTCCGGATGGCAATTCTACTGTTAAGATTTAGCTCTGTTACTGTGCTAAACTCATATTCCCTAAGGTTATATAGACATCAGTTAATATACCTAAATGATCTCACTATAATCAAAATAATTGTTTACATCACGTGATAGATGGTTTATAATTATCTTATTAAATCAACATGAGAATCTAATATGTCATATAAAGTTAACCCACTCCTTGCTAAACTACTAGCTAAAGAGGACATTACCATTCAGAGTGGTAACTACTCATCTGCTTGGTTTGACGTAAAGCATAGAGTATTAGGTCTACCCAATTGGAAAGATATGGGTAAAAACGTATATGATCTTTTGGTTGGTCATGAGGTTGGTCATGCATTATACACTCCAGAAGAAGGCTTCCATGCAAATAACGAAATGGTAAAAGGCTGTCCTAAGCCTTATTTGAACGTTATTGAAGATGCTCGTATCGAACGATTTATTCAGCGAGACTATCCAGGTTTGGTAAGTTGCTTTTCTAAAGGTTATACTTCGTTATTTCATGACGGAGTATTTGGAGATATAGATCCTGCTATGGTTCCTTCAATGAAACTTATTGATCGAATGAATCTTAAAGCTAAATTAGGAAGTCGACTTGATGTTCCATTCAACGACGAAGAGCAAATTCTATTTAATAGATCATTAACTAATCAAACATGGGAAGACGTATGTAATTTAGTTAGAGATGTAGTTGCATATGAAGATGAAGATAAGAATGAACAAGATGACCCTGAAGATAGCGAAGAACAGACTGATGGTAGTGGCGAACTAGAAAGCAGTGATCAACAAGAAGGCGATAGCGATCAAGATAAGGATCAAGATTCAGATGATTCTGGAGAAAGTCAACCTGAAGAAGAACAAGAAAATGAAGATGATGGCGACAGTCAGGGAATGAGCGTCGACGAACGCGAAGGTCAAGGTCAAGGTCAAGTTGGTTCAAATGGGACAGATGGTTCAACAACTGGTTACGGTGACTTAGATGGAGAAGAGAAATCATATGAGTCGTTAACAGACGCTAATTTTAGAAATAATGAAGACAAATTTATAAATACCGACAAAGCAGGCAACATGATATTTGCCTTCGAAGACTATAACAAAAACGATTTAACTAAAATCATAGTACCATATTCTGAAATTAAACAGGCTCGACTTGAACAAGAAGCTAACGCTAATAAGCCATTCAGAGTTACAGAGATAAAGTCATGTTTGAAGCAATACACGAAGACTAAACTTAAAGAATATAATAAGAATGTGCAACCTGCGGTTAGGGAATTTGAAGCACGAAAAGCAGCATATGAATATCAGCGATCAGCGACTGCTAATAGAGGAACCCTTGACGTTAATAAGTTGTTTTCATATCGATATAACGAGGACATATTCTCGTCATTAAACATAAAGGCAGATGCTAAGAATCATGGCTTGTTTATGCTTTTAGATCTATCTGGTTCAATGCAGCAAATACTATCTGAGGTTATTGAACAAACATTAACTCTAATTTGCTTTTGTCGAGCAACTAATATTCCTTTTAAACTATACGGATTTACAACTGGTAATGACACAGAGCGCCATGAAGTATCAGTATTAAGTCCTGATACTATGTCATGTTCTTTAGTCGAATTAGCAAGTTCAGATCTTAACTCTAAAGACATGGCCTCTGCACTTGAATATATTGCATATAAGGGTGTAGTTTATACCTATACTACACATGATAAGGCTGAGGCTGATACTTCGGGTCTTATACACAAAGTAAGAGAACTAAGATACATTGCTAATTCTATAGTTCCACACAAGGAAAGTCTTGGTGCTACTCCGTTTAACCAAGCTCTTATGGCTTCTAGAAGCCTTATGATTAATTTTAAAGCTAAACACAGAATACAGAAACTAACATTGGTTACATTATGTGACGGCGACGCTGCTCAGCTTAGCTCAATGTGGTGTTATGATCGAGATGATAATTCTTCAGCAGAAACAGCAGCAACGATTGCACAGAAATATAACAGCACTGATATAATACTTAAAGTCGGAAGTGATGAAATTAAAACATATGGTGATGTTACAACTCGTGGTCCTAGACAATCGATCTTTGCTTCTATTAAAGACAGAAAACTAACAACTAAGATCTTAGAATCAATTAAAACACAAATTGGAATCGAATCCTTAGGATTCTTTGTTTCAACTGGTAGTAGTAATTTTAACTACCGTGTTGTTGGTGCTATGCATAGTAAAGATTCTAAACTATCATGGGATCATGGTACTAATGATCAAATTAAGAAGAAAGCATCTAAGGAGTATAACAAGAAGAAATGCGTAACTATTACTAAGTGCTACGGTTATGATAACTACTTCATAGTGAAAAGTGGAACCGCGTTATCAGTAGAATCAAACTTTGAGGTAGAGACAGATGCAAAGCCAGGCCAGATCAAAAATGCCTTTGGAAAGTATGCAAAGGGTAAGAAAACAAACAAAGTACTATTAGAAAGCTTCGCCAGAGCCATATGTTAATATTTACAAAAAATAATGCAAATAATCGTTTACAAAGCTTCGGTTTTGTGTTATAATTACCCTATCTTAAAATGAAATGAGAAACTACATTATGGTACTATCATCAAGCAGTCAAGCTATTGTTAATGAGCTACAATCTCGCTATCCAGATCAATTAGAATTTCGTAAAGGTATAATTGAACAATGTGCGCATGATATGGGACTTGGTGGTAAAGATTGGGGTCCAATCTGTTGCTCTGAACTGCGCGTCCGAAAGGGTACTTACAGCTTGTCAAGTTTATTTTCAACATCTGATGGTAAAAGTCAGAACGCTGTAGTATCTAATTCAACGTCTGATGTTGTATCACCAGCATCAGAAGTCCAGACTCAAAATGTGATGAGAATGGTTAGTTCTGTATCTTCAAATACTGTGAACATTGCTCAAGTAGATAGCAACTATGTACCATTTGGTGCATTTAAAGATGTGTTGTCTATTATTAAAACTGAAATGTTCTTTCCTACATTCATATCTGGTCTATCTGGTAATGGTAAAACATTTATGGTAGAACAAGCTTGCGCTAAAGCTAAGAGAGAATGCTTACGAGTACAAATTAATCCAGAGACTGATGAAGACGATTTAATCGGTGGATTTCGTTTAGTTGCTGGTGAAACTGTATTTGCTAAAGGTCCAGTAATCAAGGCTATGGAGTCAGGTTCAGTGCTTCTCCTTGATGAGATTGATCGAGCAACTAATAAGATTATGTGTCTACAGGGAGTCTTAGAAGGTAAGCCAGTCTTGATTAAAAAGACAGGCGAATTGATCCAACCAGCTGATGGTTTTACTATTATCGCGACAGCTAATACTAAAGGCAAAGGTTCAGAAGATGGTCGATTCGTTGCTGCCACTGTTATTGATGATGCGTTCTTAGAACGATTCACTATTACTATTGATCAAGAGTATCCATCTAAAGCAACTGAAAAGAAGATTTTGATCAAACATATGGACACATTTGGACATACTGACGAAGAGTTTGCTGATAAGCTAGTTATTTGGAGCGAAATTATTCGTAAGACATTTCAAGATGACGGTGTTGATGAACTTATCTCTACTCGACGATTATGTCATATTGCAAAAACCTATTCTATCTTTAAAGATAGAGCAAAGTCTATCGATTTGTGTATCGCTAGATTTGATGACGATACCCGCGAAGCATTCTTAGATTTGTACACTAAGATCGATGCTGACGCTAATATGGAAACAACTGGTGAAGAGGAAATTGTTATCCCATTCGCTGATAGCGAAGCCCCGTTCTAGAAACAATTAATTATTATATAGGAGTCAGTTATGACTGATAAGAGAAAGACGTTAAATGATGCTAGCCCAAAAGAATGGGATGAAGCAAGTGAACAGCATAACGCTGATCGCAAATGGGCGTTAACTTTAGAAAACGAAGTAGTACAAGTTGCAAATCAGGCAATGGCAAAAACATTAGCGAATCCAGAAGATGATCCTGGTTTTCCAGTTATGGATGGCATAGGTGAGTTGACTTATAATACTTCTGAACTTCGCGATAAGCTCGGTTGGGATGAATTCTTTAAATCTACTGGCGCTTCATATGACACCTTTCCCGACCGCGATCTCGTACGAGTACCATATAAGTTTAACGAAGGTCCACTAATTGCAGAGTTTAAAGACTATATTGATTCAACCTATAGTGGTCATTACTCTAAGAATAAATTCCAATCAACTGAGTTCATCATTGATTGCGACCATGGCTTAGGGTTTACATTAGGCAATGTCCTCAAGTACACTCAGCGATATGGTAAGAAAGAAGGTCATAACCGTAAAGATCTATTAAAGATATTACATTATGCTTTAATCGCATTAAGTATTCACGATGATAACTTTGAAAAGTAGTTTACATTTAACCCAAAATATGTTATAATATATAACACTAAACTAATAGGTAACTTTATAATGAGCATTAGCATTTCAGATCAGACAATAGCAGTTCTTAGAAACTTTGCAACAATTAACCCAAACGTAGTATTACGTCCAGGTGGCGTAGTCAAAACTATCGCCGAAGCTAAGAATATCCTTGCTTCAGCCACTATCGCAGAAGACTTTCCTTCTGAAATGGGTATCTACGACTTGAATGAATTTCTTTCAGTTCTAAACTTAGTAGCATCTCCACAGATTGAATTTGATCAAAACTCTGCTATTATTTCTAGCATTGGTGGTAGTTCAAAAATCCGATACTTCTTTTCGGATCCTTCAATCCTAACTGCTCCTCAGAAAGACATCACCATGCCTTCTTCTGACGTCAAGCTATCGTTATCTGATACAGATCTTGGTGCTATTCGTAAAGCAGCCGCAGTTCTTGGCCATACTGAGTTATCAATCATTGGTCAAGATGGTAAAGTAACCCTTCGAGTATTAGATACCAAAGATTCATCTGCTAATACCTTTGATTACGATACTGGCCGTAGTACGACAGAAGAGTTTAACTTTGTTGTTAATATTCCTAATCTTAAGCTAATGACTGCTGATTACGATATTGAGATTAGTAAGAAATTGATCTCTAAGTGGACTGCTTCAACTGGTATTGAATACTTTATTGCATTGGAAAAGAGCTCAACCTTCGGTGAAGCATCAGATGGAGTTGCGCTATAATGGAAACATACTTCGTTATGTCTATAATAGTCTTAGTGTTGTTACTCATGGGGTTCTTTGCGTATAGCGCTGGTTCCTCAGAGTACAAAAGCAAGATTAACAGTGATGGTGTTTACAGAAGAGAATTAGCAAGTATGCTAACCGATATCCGTCGTGATATTCATCATATGGAAGTAAACGCAAAGGGCATTTCAGACAAAAAGGTAAAAGACTGTCTAGAAAAGAATATAGTTTTAATCGACAAGAAAGTTGACTATATTGATGAACTTAACAAAAGAACAATTAACGGTAATTTATAATGAGCAACGACAACATGCAAGAAGTAGCAGAACTATCGGTACCATTACAACGACTGTATTTAGCATTAGAAAAAGGTATTGTTAAGGTTACCTTTAATAAAGTTAACGGCGATCAAAGAGTAATGGATTCTACGTTAAATCCAGCAATATTAGCCGAGCATGGATATGATACACCACCTGAAAAAAGAACAACTCAGTCTGACGCGATTGCTGTATTTGACGTAAACGCAAAAGGTTGGAGATCATTTAAGTGGTCGAAAGTAGTAGAGCTAGATTGTTAATAATAACAGTTTACATTTATTGCCCCTTATTATATAATTATCATATCTTGAATTGAAAAGGTTATATTATGTCAAATGAATTTCTATGGGTCGAGAAGTATCGACCAGCTAAAGTATCTGATGCTATTTTACCAAAGCAACTTAAAACAACCTTTCTTGAAATCGTCAAATCTGGCGAAATCCCAAACCTTCTATTTACTGGTACTGCTGGTGTTGGTAAGACTACAATCGCTAAAGCACTTTGTAACGAATTAGAACTTGATTATTTAATAGTCAATGGCTCTGAAGAAGGTAACATTGATACTCTTCGTACTAAAATCAAACACTTTGCTTCGTCTATCTCGTTACAAGGTGGTTATAAAGTAGTCATATTAGATGAAGCTGATTATCTCAATGCTCAATCTACTCAACCTGCCCTTCGTGGCTTTATTGAAGAATTCTCTTCTAACTGTCGTTTTATTCTAACATGCAACTATAAGAACAGAATCATCGAGCCATTACATTCTCGATGCTCGACTGTCGAGTTTAGTTTAAGCAAGAAAGATATGCCTGGTCTTATGGCTAAGTTTATGAATAGAGCTGAAAACATATTAGATAACGAAAACGTTAAATACGACAAGCAAGTTCTAGCTGAACTCATTATGCAATATTGTCCAGATTGGCGTAGAGTCTTAAATGAACTTCAGCGCTATTCAGTCTCTGGTACAATCGATTCTGGTATATTAGTAACGTTGAATAGCGTATCTCTCGATGGTCTTATGTCTGCTTTAAAAGCCAAAGACTTTAAGAAAATGCGACAATGGGTTGCTAATAACATTGACCAAGAACCAACAGCATTATTCAGAAAGATATATGATACTATGGGTGAATATATCGAACCATCATCTATTCCTCAAACAGTTCTTATTTTAGCTGATTATCAATACAAGAACGCATTCGTGGCAGACGCTGAACTTAACTTCGTAGCTTGCTTAACAGAAATCATGGCTGGAGTTAACTTTAAATGAGTCAATGTTTAATATACGATTATGAGACATTAGGTCAAAATCCTAATACCGCACCTATTCTTTCAATTGCTCTTTATGCATTTGATGACCAGAAGCTTAGTGAACTTACTCTTGAAGACATAGTATCTAATTGCAGTATGTATAAATTTGATGTTGCTGAACAGATTACTAAATACAATAAAGTAGTTTGCCCAGGCACAGTCGAATGGTGGTCAAAGCAGTCTAAATCGGCTCAAGCTGTACTCGATCCTTCTGAAGATGATGTATCTATTGAAGAGCTACCTAATATGTTTCAGCGCATGATGAACGTTCCACCTGAACGCGTTTACACGAGAGGTAATACATTCGACCCTATCTTCACTTCGCAGGTATGTAGAGATATTGATGCCGCCGAACCTTATCCATGGTGGACCATCAGAGACACTAGATCACTAATCGAAGGTATGTCTTATGGATCTAACATTAGAAACACATTCATGCCACCATCGGTAAAAGAATCAGATGTTGTATTACATGACCCACGATACGATATCGCACTTGACGTTTTACGAATTGCAGCATTAACTTAATAGGATATATCATGGAAAACACATTAAGCAACTCAGATGTTTGGGCAACACATTACGAAGACGATATTATATGCTTTCGTGCTGTAATTATTTCTCCTTTAGGCACCGTTGCTGAAGATCTTGGACTATATGAGCTAGAATCAGATGCTTGGATTGCAATTGAAAACTATGAGTCTATGCAATGAATCCATTTGACTACTTAAATGCAATCAACGCGACTAAAGAAGATGTCATGGTTGATGACGTGGCTGAATCAAAGTACAATGCATTTTTAATAAATCGTGGACTGTCATATTTCGTTGACACTGTACTTTATGCTAACGAGATGAACCTTCATAATCATATAGATAAACGTATGCAGTTTGATTTTCTTCAATCTAGTATTCGTAAGAGAAAACGTTTTTCAAAATGGGCAAAGGCAGAGAAGGTAACGGACTTAGAAGTAGTAAAGGAATATTATGGCTATAGTAATGAAAAAGCTAAAGCTATCTTACCACTCTTAAATGATGAACAATTAGATCAATTAAAACTTAAATTGAATAAAGGTGGAAAAAGTGGACGGAAATAACGAAGTAAACACATGGTCGCCAAGCGATATGCTTGAGGTTACAATCAACGAACCAGATGATTTTCTAAAAATTAGAGAAACTCTTACTCGTATTGGCGTAGCGACTAAAGACAAAACAATTATACAGTCATGCCATATACTACATAAGCAGGGGAGATACTTCATTGTTCACTTTAAAGAGCTTTTTCTATTAGACGGTAAGCCATCTAATTTAATTGAAAATGACGTACAGCGACGTAACACTATTGCTACTCTCTTAGGTGATTGGGGTCTGATCAATATTAACGAGCCGCAGTTAGCTACTAATGTTGCTCCTCTTAGACAAATTAAGATCATACCTCACAAGGACAAGTCAGAATGGACACTGAAGTCTAAATACAACATCGGAAATAGTTAATAATAACAGTTTACATTAGTGACATATTGTGTTATAATAGTATTATCAAAACGAAAAACCTAAGAGGTAGTAATCTATGAGTACAAATTATGGTAATGGCAGTGGCTACTGGAGTGGTGGTAGCAATAATATTCAATGTTCATGCTGTGGTCTAAGTAAGGACAAAGTAGAAGCAATGATCGAAGTGCCTACTGGGTTTATATGTAATGGTTGTATCGATATGGCCAAAGCAATGTCTGACGATGAGGTGTCATACCAACAAAAAATGACTTCTTTAAAACAAAGTAACAGCACATCAAAGCAACCGCCGATCGGTACAGAGGGAGAAGAAGATCTATCATTAGAAGATATTCTTAATCTATACTCGATGG